ATTGTGTTGTAAATCTTTACAAAACTACAATGACTGTAACAACTAACGAGCGCGGTCAACAAAACATGTGGGCTGTTGAACCTCAAATGGTTGTTGAAAACTACAACCGCAAGGGTCTTTTTTCCCCCTGGCAACAGAAGGAAATGTATAATGGTCGTTGGGCGATGATGGGTCTCATCATGGGATTCGTTGCCTATGCGATCAATGGCAAGTTCTTCTTCGGTATCTTTTGAGGCTTGACAATGGTTTCTTTTTTGTTTACAATCACTGCCGTTGCCTTCTTTGTTTTGTTGGCAGCATCTATTGAAAAAATTTCTGAGACTTACTAATGGCTTTTAATATTACTCTTCGTACACCTGATGGCACCGAAAGTGTTATTCAATGTGAAGATGATCAGTACATCCTTGATGCTGCAGAAGATCAAGGAGTTGATATGAATTACTCTTGTCGTGCTGGTGCTTGCTCTTCCTGTGCAGGTAAACTTGTCAGTGGCACAGTAGATCAAGGAGACCAATCCTTTTTGGATGATGATCAAATTGAACAAGGATTTGTTCTGACTTGCGTCTCTTATCCTACTAGTGATTGTGTTATTCTAACCGAACAAGAAGAAGAACTTTTCTGAATATAAATTTTTTAATATAAACAAATTATGACCCGAGTACCTGAAGTAACCTTCCACACCCGTGTCCGCGATGAAAGTATTGGTGGACCTAACCCTTACCGTTGGCAAGATGTCACAACCAACGATCTGTTTGCTGGTAAGCGTGTAGTTGTATTCTCACTCCCTGGTGCATTTACTCCTACTTGCTCTACCTACCAACTGCCTGGGTATGATGAGAACCATGAGGAGTTCCAAGCACTCGGCATTGATGAAGTTTATTGTATTTCTGTAAATGATTCCTTTGTTATGAACGCTTGGTTCAAACAGCAAGGAGTTCAGAATGTCAAGCCCATCCCTGATGGTAGCGGCGAGTTTACTTCTTCTATGGGTATGCTTGTCGATAAATCGAACCTAGGTTTTGGAAGTCGCTCTTGGCGATATGCTATGATTGTCAACGATGGTGAGATTGAAATTATGTTTGAAGAACCAGGGAAAATCGGAAATTGTCCGATTGACCCTTATGAAATGAGCAATCCTGATACTGTACTTACTTGGTTGAAGCAAAATGCCTAATCCAAATGCACTTTATGAGGACATGTCACGTTTAAATGCTCTATATGAAGAACTTTGTTGGGATCATGAGGATGAACTAGTATTCACTCATGATGGTAGTAAAGTAATCATAGCAAACAAAACTAAAAATCCACACACTCAATTTACCTCTGGAGGAAAATAAAATGAAATTTGGATTTACACCTGAAGCAGAAATTCTTAATGCCCGTTTTGCAATGATTGGATTCATTGCTGGAGTTGGGTCTTATCTTACAACAGGACAATTGATTCCAGGCATTTGGTAAGTAATACTTATAGGTGACTGGAGAAGAGGGGTTGACTACCCCTCTTTTTTGTGGTAAAGTTAGTTCGCCTAAATAAGTCAACCAAAGAGTCGTACCCACTTTTGTGGTGATACGAATGTCGAGTTCTATTAATTTAATGTTTCGTAAATTTTTTGCACTTCCTGTAATAGGAATTATTTCCTCTGCATGTGCTTCTGCTTATCCTAATATAAGCGAAATCAAAAATCCTCCTGCACTTATTATTGAACCAGGAGTTGGAATTGTTAATCCAGATAAAGTTTTGGAAATTGCAGTAGAAAAAAAATCCTGGAAGTGTCCAGAATGTAACGATAATGAGAAATATGTCCTTGAAAAACTTCAAGAGAAAACAAGAATCTCAGATCGTAATGCATTGGCAACGATCATGGGAAACATTAAATCAGAAAGTAACTTCATTCCCGATATTTGTGAGGGAGGTGCTAGAGTTCCTTACGATCGTTGCTATAGCGGTGGTTACGGACTCATTCAGTGGACCTCTACGAACCGTTATCTGGGGTTAGGTAAGTTCTCTAAGAAGTATGGTTATGATCCTTCCTCGCTTGAGGGTCAGACAGCATACATGATCAACGAATATACTTTCCAGAAGTATCTGCCTGAGTTTGAAGGAACTGGTAGAACAGTCAGTCAGTATATGGTTGGTGCTTACTACTGGTTGGGTTGGGGTATCAAAGGATATCGTCAACAATATGCTTATGATTACACTAAAAAATTGATATGGTCATGACACAACTAGACTGGAGATATAGTGAAGAAAAACTAGAGCTGAGAGAACTTATCATCTCATCTCTTCTTCAAGAGTTTGGGGGTCAATTAAATGAGAATAAAGAACCTAAATACTCTAACAGATCCATTTATGAATGTGCTCATGATTGGGTCTCTCAAGGTAATAGTTCTACCTTAGGACTTTTCAAATACTATAAGGAAAATTATGCAAAGTCTAATTAACACAATTGCTTTGTTATCTGGTTTGGTATCGCTTAGTGTAGTTGGTAGTAGTTTTTATTTGTATCTTAATAAAGATACTCTTATTGAAGACGCAAGGGCAAAAGTAACTACTGAGGTTGCAACCGCTGTTAGAGAGGCACTGCCTGCCCTTGTAGAGTCTTTAACTCCAGATATACCAGATACTACTGGACCTGATATTCCTATTACTACTGGACCTGATATTCCAAACCTATGAAAAAATTTTTATTTTCCCTTATGGGAATGGCACTTATATCTTCTCCTGCATTTGCGGGTCAAGAAAAACTAATTAAAGAATTCTATAGTATGGACTCTATGGGTTGTATGTTGCTTCGAGAATGCACCAAAGATGTCCAACAAGTCTTCAGTATCAATGATATTGCTAATGCTCATCCCAATAGTGATTACGATTTTGTTGCTGATGAGTTCAACAATATGCTCGTTTCCCTTAGTCAGGTCGGAGTTAACGTGTTTCTAGCAGACGAAAAATATTTTCCTGTTGGGCATCGTGGGGTTTATCATACAGTTGGCAATAACTTTTTTCTGAATAAGACATACATGCGTCTTCCTGGTGTTCTCATGACTGTTATGCGTCATGAAGGATGGCACGCTGCTCAAGATTGTATGGCAGGCACTATTAAAAATAGTATGATTGCCATCATCAAACCAGAGGAAGATGTTCCTAAGATCTGGCGTGAGATCACAGAAAAGACTTATCCTAAGTTTGCTGTGCCCTGGGAAGCAGAAGCAATGTGGGCAGGTAAGACTGAAGGTATGACTGCTAAGGCATTGAAGTCTTGTGCTACTGGTACAATGTGGTCTGATTACAAACCAACACCACTGACTGAGAAGTGGTTACGTGAGGAAGGATTTATTAAATAATTCTTAACTTAAACTTCTTAATAAATATTTTCATGTCCAAAAAAATTTTTTTGGACTAGAAACCCAAGAAAAATTATCTTGAGATTAAAATTTTTATTATGTTAAAAATAATTTTTTGTTGGAATCTTAAAAAGTAGTATGACTAAGCTAACAAGAGAAGTTTTAATTAAAACCATCGTTGCTGATGAAATGAGATTATGTGATGGTTTTGAATATACAAAACATCTTAAAAGTTTATATCACAAATGGGAACATGAATCTAGTGAAGTACTCTGTACTAAATATAATCAACTGAACTCTACAAATATATCAGTTGATTCTCTTATTCCATAAATAATATGAAGTCAATCATAAGATCAATGCTTCCCAAGAAAAAGAAAGATGAGCATGATGATCATGAATTTAATTGGCATGAAGAAGGAATATCCAGTTTAGTTAGACTAATTGTATTGGGTTGGACGGGTGCAATATTAACTCTTAATTATGTTTCTATTCCTGGAATTCCTCAACAAAAAATTGATCCAACTTTTATTGCCAGCGTTTTTACTGGGACTTTAGCTACTTTTGGAGTGACTCCATCCAAATCTAGTGGTGGCAATGGTAATGGCAATGGTAATGGTAATAATACTACTAATGTAGTTGCTAAAAAAGAAGAGAAAGATTCTTCTAAAGGATAATGGAAGTCGATATTAATTCTCCAGTTTGGAGTGTCATAATTCTTCTTTGTTGTGGACTTGCTT